TTTTGCGTTATTGCTTATCTTCTCCGCAGGGATATTCTTTTCTTCCACTTTCAAGTTTTCTGCATTAACATCAACGTCCGATGTATTTTCCTCAACTGTTTCAACAGGAACTTCGACAATAAGTTCCCCTTGCTTTGTCTTTTTAACTGCCATAATAAAATCTCTCCTTCAAATATAGGGGAGAGATTTAGTCTCTCCCCTTTAAAAAATTAAATATTAGTTAATTTATGCAGTCTCAATAACTACGCCATAGTCATTGTGGAGCAGACCTGTACCCCAAATTGCATACCACGCAAGACTTCTCTTTCTGCCGAAGTCTTCAACACCATTATCACGAAGCTCAACAGGAAGTGACCATGCAATGCCGTAATACTGGTCGCCAAAAATTACTGCTTGATATACATCTGTTGCAAGTGCTGTACCACCTTGTGGTGTATAACCCTTCTTTAGTTCTGCTTTATAGGACGGGTCTGTAGCAGAAGCCGCACCATTGCACATAAGTGTTGTTTCGATAAATCTTGTATCATCAATTCTGCCGATTTCGCCGTTAAACATCTGCTCAGGTGCACCATAATTAGAAGCGTTAATCCATGCACTATCATCTCTCAGGTCTCTCGACTGGTGCGGGTGAACAAAGCAAATCCAATACAGATTGCCATACTTAGGAGCATTATTTGTAGCAAGTACTTCAATAGCGTCCTTGATTGTTGCAACTGTAAGCTTATCAGAAGCCGTAAGGTTTGCACGAGATGTCTTTTGACCACCGTAAACAATATTAGTACCCGACAATGCAGTATCACGAAGTTCACAGTCCATAACAAGAGCATAATCTCTGCCGAGAAGCGTTGTGGTCGTAGCCATAATATCATCAAACGAAGACTGAATAAGCAGTTCCGTATTAGATACAGCGTTACCATGCTCAACAACAGTAATTTGCTTCATAGAACCACTGAGTGCCTGTGTCTGCATATTCTGCATTTCTTGCAGGGCACCACCAAGTGCAAGGTTATCATAAGTAAGCATTGAAATTGTAAGACCAGGTTCAACACCGAGTTCAGTCTTTTGCGTTGCAAACTGGCTGAATCTCATAAGCGGGAGTGCCTTAAACTCAATTTCTCTTGAATATACAAGACGCACACCATCTGAAAACAATGTACCGCCATTATTAGCACCCTGTTGTGTTGCTGCTGTTACTTCCGCAAAAGCGTTAATACACAATCCTGAAAGTATAAAATTAAAAAGTCGTGACTTCTTCATCACTAAATATCCTCCTTTTATTCTTTATTAAGACTTATCTAAGCCCTAATTGTTTTCTCAGTTCGGCATATTCAGGACTCCTTACGTCCATTGTCGCAAGTCTTTCAAGACTTACATCTGTGTCCTGTATCTTGCTGACACTGGGATTTGCAGGGGTCTTAGGTGTCCTCTTCTTTGAGGACTTACCATCATCAGTAATACCCAAACTCTTGCGGATTTCTGCACTTCTTTCAAGTGCCGATTGAATAGAAGCGTCAATATCTTCCTTTGTGTCACCTATAACAAGTTCAGGAACCAAAATCTGGTCTTTGAACTCAGCAAGTTTAGTGACCTTGTAAGTCTTCACCTCATACTCAGCTTCAAACTGTTTCCGCAGTTCTGCTTCAATATCCTCACGCTTAACAACTGGCTGTTTCTCATATTCAGCCACCTTCTTTTCAAGAGCTTCTTTCTCACCTTTGAGTGTGGTAATCTCACCCTTTAGTGCTGTGACTTCTTCACTGTCACCACTCTTAGCTTTAGTGAGTTTTTCTTCTGCTGCTTTAACTTGATTTTCAAGCTCACCAATTCTTAAAAGGTCTTTGTTATGCTGTTCCGTCATTGTGCTAATTTGAGTTTTCAACTTTTCAAGAGCCTTATACTGCTTTTCTTTCTCCTCTCTACGAGCCTTAGCAATTAAGTCCTCATAGTTGATAGCAGGTGTTCTGGGAGTGACATCTTCGCCGCTATTGTCATCGTCCGAGGGAACTTCATCTGCAAAAGCACTAATAATACAGGGAAATACTGATACACCAATGATTGACTTAATCAGTTCATTACTCATTCCTGCAATAATACCACGTTTCTTGTTCATAAAAAATTAC